CCTGTTCGCCAACACTCTGACCCTTGCGAACGCAGCCGCACGCATCACGGGCAACCTCTTCGTCTCCAACGCCCTCACAACCACCAACCTGTTCGCCAACACTCTGACCCTTGCGAACGCAGCCGCAAGCATCACGGGCAACCTATACGTGTCTAACGCCGTCACAACAACCAACCTGTTCGCCAACACTCTGACCCTTGCGAACGCCACGTCAACCATCAACGTTCTGGGGTCCGTGACCGCCACAACCTTCTACGGCGCGCTCGCGGGTGCTAATGTCGGAGCCTTCTCCAACTTGTTCTCGGCCAACGCCCTCACAACCACCAACCTGTTCGCCAACACTCTGACCCTTGCGAACGCCGCTGCAAGCATCACGGGCAACCTATACGTGTCTAACGCCGTCACAACTACAAACGCCTACTTGTCAGGCACTCTGAACGTCCAAGGAACTTCTAACCTCGCAACTATAAATGCGGCAGTGTACTTTGGAGACGGTGGTTTGCTCTCTAATATACCCACCTTTACTCAACCACTTGCCAACCTTGTAGTTTCTAACGCCGTCACAACTTCAAACGCCTACTTGTCAGGCACTCTGAACGTCCAAGGAACTTCTAATCTTTCAGTTGCAAACATAGCAAACATATATACGACGAATATTATAGGTTTCATAGGTTCGCAGTGGACTTCAGGTACGGGGAATGTTTACTATTTAGAAAATGTTGGTATAGGAACGAGTATAGTGAGCGCCAATCTAACTGTTCTGGGTAATATTTACGCATCTAATGCAGTATCAGCCCCAAGTGCGTACTTTACTAGTGCGTATGTGACCGATTCTATGGTCGCTTCAACCTTCTATGGCACTCTTGCAGGTGCAAACACTGGAGCCTTCTCCAACATCTACTCGGCAAACGCTGTTACTACTACAAACCTATACACAGCTGGTATATCTTCAAACGCTACAGATACAACATTTAATTACGATACTATTACAGTTCCCTATATATATGTCGCTGCTATAAACGCAAGTTCTACAGGAAATTTTTACTCTATGAGTACTCCTACTAACTTGGCGGTGGGCAACTCAATATCAGCAAACACCCTAACCCTTTCAAATGCGACCGCAAGCATCACGGGCAACCTCTTCGTCTCCAACGCCCTCACAACTACCAACCTGTTCGCCAATACCCTGACCCTCGCGAACGCAGCCGCACGCATCACGGGCAACCTCTTCGTCTCCAACGCCCTCACAACTACCAACCTGTTCGCCAATACCCTGACCCTCGCGAACGCAGCCGCACGCATCACGGGCAACCTCTTCGTCTCTAACGCCCTCACAACCACCAACCTGTTCGCCAATACCGGTACCTTCTCCAACAATCTGTACGCGGCGATCGCCAGCGTCGGCCTAAATCCGTCGCTCGCAACGGAAACCTTTACGGTGGCAGGCAACACCTCGTTTATCGGCAACGTGACTGTAACCTCGGACGCCTCTGGTAATGCGTACGTCCTGGCCGACCGAGTCCCGACCGGCTCGCTCCACGTCTCTTCGTACGTCACGGGGTCCGTGCCCTTGACCACCACCACAAATTTGATCCAGAATTACTTGAGTAATGCGGCGACGATCAGGTCGAACACTTCGACGGGGACGATCACACAGGCTCTGTACTGTCCAGGGACGAATATTTCAGGAGTGCTCATACCAAACGGTGGAAGTTCAATTTCACTTCTAAATCCCGCATCCTCGAATATTTTCATAGAGGCGTGGGTCAATCCAAGTGTCGTCGGAGCCTCTAATTATAGTATATTTGCACGCGCCAATGCAGTACCAAATTTTGATTTTGGAATGTACATTAGCTCATCCGCTTTAGTAGGATACATATTTAACACAGTTGGAACAGCCTTCCTTGCTTCAAATGCTACAACGGTGAGTGCCGGCACGTGGTATCACTTTGCCATGTCATATGTATCTTCTACAAGGGTGCTGCGCGTTTTCACAAACGGCGGACTTGGTGGAGCTACAGGAACTCTAACAGGTACTCCACGTTTTACGGTTAGTTCAAATATAACAATTGGCTACGACTACAATAACAGTAACTTTTACGGCAACGTCGCCGACGTCCGCGTCTTTTCAGGGGGTATCGTGCCCACGGCCACCTTCGCGTCACCGGCAGCCGCCCCCTTCGGCTCTACGCAACCGTCATACCTCACTGGAACTCCGACCCTGCTCATGTCCCTCAACTCACAGTACTTCCCGGGCGCCTCGACCTCGCCTTACGGACCTTGCTTGACCTTGCCGGGGACGCTTGGAAGTTATTACAGCCAAAGCACGACCGCGTTGAACACGCCGTTGAACTCGGGGTTCACCATCGAGGCTTGGGTCAATTACGCGTCATTGGCGAGTTCAAACAACATGCAGGCTTCCGCTTCACTTCCGTTTATGTTACATAAGGGGCCACCGACGGCTATAAATACTGATTGGTTCTTCGGACCTTTGACGACCGGTCAATTGTGTCTCGATTATTACAATGGCGCCGGTAGTTTTGGTCTCCTGACATCCGGTACAATAACCACAGGTTCGTGGAATCATCTCGTGGTTCAGGGAAACACTGCCGGCTTCGTAAATATGTTCATCAATGGACAAATCCAAACACTTACTGGACAGAACTACACGCCAACCGGTTCGGGAACGTCTTCGGCATCCATCACTGGAACCGTTTCAACAAATCAATACTCTGGAATCTCAGTCGGTCAGTACAATAACGTCCAAGGCCCCAACTTTGCTCTTGCCAAAGCCCGCGTTCTCTTCGGCGCCAACACATACACCACGACAACCTTCACACCCTCCCCCAACCTCGGTGCAATTCCAGCGGGTGGTACGGTCGCCTGGTCTTTGGACACCCAGTACCCCCTGCCAACCTACCCGAGCATCCAGGACGTCACTCCGCTCCCGAGTCAGCTCACGAGCTACGGCGCCGTCCCCACGCCGATCGGCGGCGTCACCTCCAACGTGCTCGGCCCCTTCCCCGGTACGAATCCACAGTTTGACTCGATACGATTCGACGGCACCGGGTACATCGATTACGGCAACGCGGCGTCTTCGGTGCTCACGACCAACCTGTGGGCTTCAAACTGGACTATTGAGGGGTGGGTGTACCTCGCGGCACTTCCAGGCGGTGCTTTATACCCTCCCATCATTTCCCGATTTGGAATCGGATCTACTGGTGTTGATTGGGCGTTCCAAATCAGCCCTACAGGTGTGCTTTTCTTCCAGACGGCTGCCCAGCAAGTACCGGGGCCGACTCTCACAGTAGGTACGTGGTATCACGTCGCTGCTACGTATGACGGCGCTCGTTGTAACGTCTACACATCGTACAATTCGTCATCCGTCGGGTCAGTTACGGTCACCGGGGCTGATATGCCTTACGTCCCTACACGCAATCTCATCGTAGGAGCATACCCGTCACCGACTAGTTACTACATCACCGGCAACCTCGCCGACCTCCGCGTGTCCAACGTCGCGCGGTACACCGGCTCGACGTACACAGTTCCCAACGTGGCGGACGGCTCGGCACCGTTCGTGACCGACCGTAACACCCTTCTCCTTCTCCGCTCGCTCGCCGGTCAAGTCGGCACCACTTTGGAGGTCCAGGGCCGCGGACTCAACGCAGTTTCATTGGGTGCGACGCGTTCCGTACAGTCTTACCCCCCGGCGCCCATGTCGTCTTATTTGCTCGATACAACTTCGAACGCGTCGGTGACTTATGGGCAGGGTAAGTACATTGCGAGTGCGAGTAGTGAGTCGGCGGCTGCCTGGTACGCCTTTGATAAAACCGTCGGTTCGGGTTCCACAGGTTATTGGGGGACGGCAGGTTCCACATACAACACAAGCACGGGCTATGTGTCATCAGCTGTCACTACAGTTGATACTCTAGGGAATCCATATGCAGGTGAGTGGCTCCAGGTTCAACTACCGGTGTCCTTGATTCTTTCGAGCTATTCTCTACAGGCTCGCGGTGATTCATTCGTGCAGACGCCTATAAACTTCTGGGTTCTGGGAAGTCGCGATGGATTCAATTGGACTCTTGTAGATTCACGCGTTGCAGTATCATGGACTGCGACAAGTCAAATCATAGTATTCAATTCAACTTCATCACAGGCTTGGACATTCTACAGACTCGTGGCGAATCGCGTTACAACGGGTTCAGCCGTCGCGTCGACCAGTGAATGGACCCTCAACGGCACCGAAGAGTCCCTCTGCATCACGTCCGATGCCAAGGTTGGCGTGGGCATCGCCAATCCTCAGCGCGCCTTGGAGGTTGCCGGCGATCTCGTCGTCTCGGGCACGATCAGTGGAGGTGCTGGCCTCGGGTCTTTCAGGAATCGGATCATCAACGGGGACATGCGGATCGCGCAGAGGGGGGTGGGGCCGACTAATATATCGTTAACAGTCGCGTATCAAACCATCGACAGATGGGGGAGTTATGTGCCAGCTGGTGGCGTCATTACCGTTTCTCAGAGACTTTTGACGGCGTCGGATACACCATGGCAACTTGGCTTTTCCAACTCTTACGCGGTGACGGTCGTTACTGGAGCGACTACGGGTCTCGATGACACTCCCGCTTATCACAACATAGAGGGCTACAACACCGCAGATTTCCGTTGGGGCTCGTCGTTCGGTCAGCCTGTGACTCTTTCGTTCTGGTTCCGGACAAACTTGCCGTCAGGTTCGGTTTTGAGCGTTCCTTTCAAAAACAGTGGTGGAACTAGTTCATACATATCAACAGTTACAACAATAGGCGCAAACACTTGGCAGTACGCGACCGCGACAATCCCCCCGCCACCTAACGGGACCACGTGGCTCACAACGAATGGCGTGGGAATCAACATGTCATTGTTTTATTTCAATAATACTGGCACCACCTTCACCGGCGCACCAAATACATGGCTTTCGGGTAATTACGTGACGGCTGCCGGTGCTTACAATTGGGCCCAGAACGCCGGCAACTACATCGAACTGACGGGTGTGCAGCTCGAGAAAGGTACCGTGGCTACGGGTTTCGAGTTTCGCCCATTTGCTACTGAGCTCGCTCTTTGCCAACGCTATTACTATCAGTGGAGCTCGGCTATTTCCGGCTCGTACGGCGCGTTCGGCTTCGGTGTGCAAAACGGGTTTAATCAACTCAATTTCATCGTCCAGTATCCAGTGACCATGCGTTCCAATCTCAATTCAACGGCCAACTTTTCAAATAGTGCAATGTCCACATTCCAATTAAACTCGGGTGGTGGCGCACCTGGCACTCTCAACTCTTTTGCATTTCAGACGGACGCGAGCACTCCCCATACGGGTAGGTTTGTGATTAATACAGGAAGTGCTGGAACCGCTGGCTTGTCAATCGAGATCAGGGCCAACAACACAACAGCCGCCTTCCTCGGCTTCAGTGCGGAGCTTTAGCGCGTAGGCCCTTTTCCAAGCGTTTACACGCTCCTTGTTCTTTTCACGGTAGGCCCTCGCCTTTTCCCTTTCGGCCTCGACCTGTTCTTCGGTCGGTCGGGCATCGAACGGCTCCCCGTGCCATCTCCACACGTACCCATTCGACTGAGAGTACTTGAGTGAGCAGCAGTCCCTGACCCTATTCACCCCCGTCGCTCTCACCGACTCCCACGTCTTCACGAATGTCCCGTCGAGTGTGTATTGGTCCACGGGTTTCATGGTGGTGCGTTTCGCTTCTCGAATGTGTTGTTTCTGTTCATCTGTATGAGACCGACTCATGTTTGGACTTGCACGCTGGCCTTCACTTATCCGACGCGCGTGTTCTTCAGAAAGCTTGACGCCTGTGTGTGAAATCTTGTTCGCCTCGCTTATCCTGAGCTTCGTCTCTTCATTCTGCTGAAACGCGTTCCCACCCGTCTGAAGGTTGTATCCGTTCGGGGCGAGAGTCCTTCGTTCAGAAATCTCCTTGACTTCTCGGTCGTTCAATTCCTCGTTTGGAATCTCACAAATTACCGAAAATTCAAACTTGTCGAGTCCATGACTGGCAAATGCAAACTTGAGGATTCCGTCAGGTCTCCTCTTGTGTTGACTCCAACGATGAGAGACCAATCTCCGTCTCGTCTGCCCCACGTAGCACTTGCCATTCACGGTGTTTCGTATCTGGTATATGAACCCCATGTCTTACCTTGGCCTGAGATAATTATTCGGAAGCGTCCTGGGACACTTCCTTCTGCTTGGCTCTGTACCGGGCCTTGGCCTTCCGGTCGCGCTCCAATTTCTTTCTGTGCATCTCCTCTTTCTTGGCCTTGTGGGCCATCCAGAGATCGTACATCTCCTCGATCGGCTCACCCTTGTACGTCTCCATTGATCCTTCAGCCTATTATTTTCATAAGCTATTTCAGCAATGAGCCAGGTCCTCGTAATTCTGGATTCAAATACCCTTTCCGTCGTCGATTGGTACTTTAGCGACTCACCCATCGTTCCCGTCACCCCCGGTATACGCCTCGAGGTTCCAGAAGGCTTGAGCTGGAGCGACGTTAAGGGCGTTCAGGACGGTGATCAGGTCACGCTCGTCGCAGACTCGGCCAAGGTTCAGGCCAAGCTCGACCAGGCCTGGACCCAACTCAGAACCGAGAGAAACGCGAGACTCGCCCAGAGCGATTGGGTCGCCCTGTCCGACGCACACCTCAGCCAAGACAAGAAGGACGCCTGGTTCGCCTACAGGCAGGCCCTGCGCGACCTGCCGGACGAGGTGCAGGATCCTTTGAGTGTTGATTGGCCCCCGGCTCCAGGAACTAGCGTTCCTGTCGCGCCCGTCACCGGCTCGCGTCTCTCCAGTCTCTTGACTCACGCGGAGGTCGAGCCCGTCGTTCCAGTCGTTGAGGAGGTTCAGGAGGTTCCTGTTGTTGAGGAGGTTCAGGAGGTTCCTGTCGTTGAGGAGGTTCCTGTCGTTGAGCCCGTCGTTGAGGCTGAGGTCGTCCCAGAGGCTGAGCCCGTCCCCGAGGCTGAGCCCGTCCCCGAGGCCGAGGTCGTCCCCGAGGCTGAGGTCGTCGTGGAGGCTGAGCCCGTTGTGGAGGCTGAACCCGTCGTGGAGGCCCCGGTCGTCACAGAGTCTGAGCCCGTCCCAGAGGCTGAGCCCGTCGTGGAGTCTGAGCCCGTCCCAGAGGCTGAGCCCGTCCCAGAGGCCGAGCCCGTCCCAGAGGCTGAGCCCGTCCCAGAGGCTGAGGTCGTCGTGGAGGTTCAGGAGGCTTAATTTTACATGAAAATTCATAGACTCAAGGGGGATTCATCTACGATGGAATCCCTTGACTTTATGGAGGGTGGTACAATTTGAACACTACAGGTTTTTCATTTAGGTCATAAAAAATTTTGAATTTCAAAAACGAATTAAGGGTGGGTAGGGTAGGGGTGACCGGCCCAAATTATAATGTTAGTCTTGTACCAGGACGGCCAGGATGACGGACACCATCATCGTCTGGCGGTATGTGGATGGTATACGAACCGTGCTTCATACGGCTCAGGTCTCGACCCATTCCGTGCTCACCAGAAACCTCGCCCAGTACACGTGGTTCCAGCACGCCAAGACGCATCAGGTGTTCGCCACGAGGCTCGGGAAGCGCGTGTACCTCCAGGACGTCATCAAAGGCTCCAAGGGCCCGTGGACTCACGTGAACGGAGACCCCTGGGATTTCAGAGAGGAAAACCTCGTCAAGTCGGCCGTCAGGACGGTCAAGCGCACGCAGTCTTCTTCCAAGGCCGTGGGCGTGACGTACGTAGCGAGCCGTGAAAAGGGCAAGGCCTGGAAGGTTACTCTGGCCGGTAAATTGGTCGGCTATTTCAAAACGGAAGAAGAGGCTATGAAGGCCCGGCTTAAGGCTTTGATCACTTCAAGTCCTATGATTAAGTTTGTTCCTGAAGGAACGGACCCCGACGGGCCGACAGGTATGAGGGACCGTGTCACGTACAGAGCCGAGGGCGGTCGTCCGGACGCATACCTGGACATGGACGACGTAGAGGACACGCCTGTTTCACAGTACCCTTTCACTTGGGGCTCAGGACCGATAAAGGACCGTGACTACTGGAAGACCATCCCACCCCCTGGTACAATTTGAACACTATTTCTTTTCAATCTTAAAGTTGAATTTCTATAGTGTCCTTTTTGTACCAGCCCCCTAAAAATCCTCTCGCCCAGAGAGATCTTTAACATTGTTTGGCCTTTGGCGCCTGTGTAAAAATTCATAGACTCCAGTGAAGGAGGAGCTCCGCTCCGACCCGGCTCACTGGACTTTATGAAAAGTAAGTCGGTATTTAGTTTCTAGGCTTCTACTAGAGGATGTCGGCCACGACATATTTTGGAGACGTTGTGACCACAGGGAACACGAATATTGTTCAAAATTTCGTCTCATACGGGGCCACCTCACGTTTCACGTCAAATATACTGGGAAACCAAAGCATAGGAACTCCTGGAGCTCCTTTCGGTAACGTATTTGCGATCAGTTCAAATAGCACGAGCATGAACACGACAATTCAAGCATCCACTGTATTTTTATCAGGAAATGTAGTGGCCTCAAACGCGTATCAGGGTGGTAATCTGTTCACGACCCTAATGAACGTGTCTGGAGTTTCAAACACCTTTTCGCTCGGGGCAACTCATGTAGGTATAGGGACCTCGGGGGGTGCGAACCTTATGGTACAGGGCAATGCGTACGTTTCCAATATCACGACGGCTAATGTATCACTGTACAACTTGATGAACGTTTCTGGAGTAATTAACACAGGTAGTTTAGTGACGACTGGAATAGTTAATCCAGTGTATCAAATACCCGCAAGTCCAACAACTTTGACCAATCCGTTTGGGGGGACGCCCAATTGGGGTTCAAATGTTTATTATTCAGGTGACGGTTCAACGATGGTAACGTTTCAAACTATTTTTCCCAGTACATATGGGCATATCTATAGGTTCACTTCTAACGTGTTTGGTGGATATTGGGATATGATTAATTTACAACTACTTAACTACAGTAGCGCGTCACCTACATTTGGGTATGCAGCTGCTCTTTCGTACGATGGAAACACGTTAATAGTTGGCACCCCTGGTAACAACTTGGCTGGAGTTTTTACGTTCGTTAATGGGGCTTGGAGTATTGCTCCCACAGACCTAATACCAGGCTCGTTCGGACCTGGTCAGTCGTTTGGATCTTCGGTTGCTATTTCACCTGCGGGGGATATAGCAGTCGTAGGCGATCCGGGTATCGGAGCCGCATATGTTTATACATACTCCGCCGGTATATGGAGTAGTGCTCTTTCACTAAGTAACCCTTATGGGCCCGTTTCATACTTTGGTTATTCTGTTGCCATTTCAGGATATGGGACTGGTCTAATGGGTATTGGATACACTATAATAGTTGGTGTGCCCGGTTACGCGACAGTGGCGCTTTATGGTTTTAACGGAGTTAATGTGACAGGTCAGACAAGCGTATCTACTGGACTAGTCGCATCAGATTATTTCGGATACTCGGTTGCTATTTCATCTGACGGCAGTGCTGCTATTATAGGTGCTCCATACTACTCAAGTGGTGCTGGATATGCGGCGACGATTGGCCCCGGTGGTTCTTTGACGCTCGTTTCAGGTGCTGGAGCGGGTGCCAATTTCGGCGCGTCAGTCGCTCTTTCAGCAGACGGACTCACGGCGGTGGTGGGAGCGCCCAACGCCTCTAGTGGCACGGGTTACGCCGCCAAGTACACTTATTCGGCCGGGACCTGGAGCTCAGCGACCCAACTCGCATATGCACCCGCAATTAGTCAGTTTGGAAAATCTGTGACGATTTCCTCATGCGGTATTTTAATAGCTTCACTTTCCGAGAAAATAATTTTTTATTCATCTTTAGGGTATCCAACCGGTGGGGCGAACCTGAACATTACGGGCGACGCATGGGTTTCAAACGTAATTTTGACTCAAAATGTGTACGCGACGACCATTAACGCCGCCACTCTCAAAACGACAACCTTGAGCACTATAGGGATTATAGACGTGGGTCCAGGTGTTTCCGCGAGTACTTTTGAGGTTCAAGGGAACGTCTTCGTTTCAAACGCGTTAGTGACTCAAAACCTATTTGCCAACATTTATTCAACGCGAGCGAACGTTCGGACAATGAACGCGACCACCGTCACAGTTACTGGATCTGCGAACATGTCTCCAACACTAAACGTGAATACTATAAACGTTCTTTCAATTTATCAACAAAGTCTTGCGATCGGAGCCCCTTCGAGTACATTGAAATTTTCTGCATCGGACACTAATCAGCATCTTGGTTGGTCCGATGCTCTATCATATGATGGCCTTACGGCAATTATTGGAGCTCCCAACCCCTCCGGGTCTCCAGGTTCCGTTTCTATATATAGATATTCCGGTGGTTCATGGAACTATCAATCAGGCTTGGTTTCAACGGCCACGGGCTCAAACCCGCGGTTCGGTTCAGCAGTTTCGTTATCCTATGACGGAAATATCGCACTTGTTGGTGCATATAACGCAGGGTTTGGCGCTGGCTATGCAGCTGTTTATAGATTCACGGGTGGAACATGGGGGTCAGCAACAGTATTAACACGTCCTGTTAGTGGGTTGTTTGGCTGGTCAGTTGCGCTATCATCAGATGGCAATACAGCAATAGTAGGCGCGTGGGGGTCCCCCTGGGCAGGGGTTTACAAATGGAACGGTTCTTCATGGGGTACCGCAACTGCGCTGACCAGCGGCGGCAGCCAGTTTGGGTGGGCTGTTTCTTTGTCTTATAACGGTAATACGGCTATTGTAGGTGCACCTGATGCAAACTCGGCGAAGGTGTTTCTATACTCGGGTACATGGGACGCGGGAACTTCATTAGTTTCAACTGCGGGAGCTAGTGCAAATTTCGGACGCGGCGTTTCTTTGTCATCTGATGGTAATACAGCAATAGTAGGCGCAGGAACGGCTTCAAGTGGCGCCGGTTATGCTGCGATTTTCAAGTATACCGGTGGTTCGTGGGGGTCGGCATCTCAACTTCCGTACTCACCTGTTGCTAATGATGGGTTTGGATACGCTACATCAATTTCATCAAACGGTGATATAGCGGCTGTTTTTGCGTATAATACTGCCCGCACAAACCAGTCTTATGCAGTAGTTTTTTATAATTTACTTTCAGGGTCTCCAGCGTCATATAAGTTGCCACCGTTTGCCAATTCACCGGGCTCGTCTGCGTATTATGGGGGGCAAACAAGTCTTTCGTCCACGGGGGGGGGCATTATTTATGGCGGCGAAGGTGGATCATTTATATATTTTATTAACTACCTTACTAGTAACATATTTGCATCCAATGCCCTCTCCTCAACTGATTTATCAGTCACAAACACAATTTACTACAATGAAGACCTGACGAAACGTTCACTTTATTTGCAGCCAAACTCCCTAAACGCACCGGCAATTCAATCAGCCATATCAGCCACATGTAATGCAGTTTCAAAATCATATTGGTGCACGAGTCCCTCACCGGCCTATGGAAACGTTCTTTCGGTTTCTGTAACCTCCAACGCGTATTCGGGTGGCGTTTACTTGCCCGATGGTCGTGTGGTATTTGTCACGTCAAACTGTACGAACATAGGCATTTTCAATCCCAGCACTTCGGCTTTCGCATCCGTCGCTGGCGTGCCCCCTGGGTATAATGGAGGCGTTCTCTTGCCAAACGGAAACGTCTTTTTCGCGCCTCAAACTTCAAATATAGGCCTGTTTAATCCAGTCACTTCAAAATTTTCAAACGTCGGGCCACTTTCTGGGCAGTCATATAACGGCGTTTTAGCACCTGAAGGTGTTTGGCTAACACCTAGCAAGTATTCTTCAAGTTTAGGAGCTTCACAAATAGCTTTGTACAATAACCAAGTTTCATATACAATACCAACAGAGCAGCTACCTAGACCATTTTCAGTAACGGCCGGGACGCTGATGGCAACGGGTGCGTCAATAGCATGGTCATCGGGAATAGGCAAATTCGTGAGTATCATAAACTCCGGCCAAAGTTATTATAGTTCTGATGGTCAAACATGGAGTTTCTCATTCGGAACTACACTTGCTTCAGTTGATCCTACGTGCATTTGGCAGGCCGTCGCGGCTAGTCCAACTCGGTTTGTCGCGACTGGAGGAAACGGTAATTATAATTCAGCATATAGCACTGATGGAATAAATTGGAATGCGCCGTCAGCATTCCAGAACCTTTATAGTATAAATTCAACAATGACATGGCAAGCCTTGGCGTATAACTCTTTTGATAATACATTTGTAGCTTTGGGTGTTGGTAATGTATTTGTGGGAACAGATTACGCTCTAACTCCGGATGGCGTCACCTGGTACGCCCAACCACCCACGGGAGAATCAATTGCACAGTACACATCATTGACTACAGATTCTTTTGGGAATCAACTCGCCGTTACAACTTCCGCAGGTGGGGCGTGGTATTACAGTGGAGGTTCTTGGGCACGGTTCCCCCTTCCAGGGTTTGGTCTAACAACCTTACAGAGTTTAGGGTCTACATGGAATTCAGTTGCATATTCAAGTACTTTAAACATATTTGTTGCCGTAGGGAGCACCGGCGGCGGTTCTAACCCCGGATCGGCGTGGGTTCCGGCGCCACCCGGGGCGCCAAGTTGGAGTGCGGCGTCACCTTCTTTATCAAGTGTAGAAGTCGCATCTGAATGGACCAGCGTCTCGTGGTCTCCAGAAGCAAACATGTTCATAGCCGTTGGTTACGTCAATGGATCTAGTGCAGGTGTGGGGGCTTACTCAAGAGATGGCAAGTCATGGTACACAATGAATCCACCTATTAGTTCATTATTTGGGAGTAAATATATAACCTGGTCATCTTCGCTCGGACTTTGGGCAATTGTATCCGCTCCCGGTGGCAGTGCCGGTACGGCGTACGTTATCTTGGCAGCCGATGGGTACAACACGGGCTCGGTTCTATTACCTTCAGGTGCCATAATGTTCAGTCCAATAGGGTCAGCAAATGTCATGTCGTTTCAACAAGCATTTACTTATTTAGTTTCAAATATAGTAGTCGGAACGGACGTGTTCAATGGTATGGTTCTCGCACCCAATGGAAACGTCATCACAGTACCAAGTGGTTCAAATATATATGTAATCAACCCTACTACCGGAACTTCAACCAATGTAGGACCTATAGCAGGTTCTGTAACGAATTTCTTCAGAGGAGGGGCACTTCTACCTTCGGGTAACGTTGTGTTCGCTCCAGGAACCTCTGCAAACGTGGGTATGTTTGATCCAGTAGCCTTGACATATTCAAACTCGGTGGCCGCGGAAACGTCGGGAATAGCATTTTCAGGCGCGACCCTGTTGCCAAACGGTCAGGTGGTTTTCACACCCTATGACTCGGCGAATGTGGGTGTCATTGATACCTTTTCTCCAGTTTCACAAGAGTTTTGCCTTTCACCTTATTTCAACAAGTTCTGAGGACCCGTAAATAATTGCTCTGCAAAGGGATCCTCCGGATCCCGCCCGTAAATAATTGCTCCGCAATTACTAGATATGCCCATCATCACCAACTTTGGTGATTCTAACACGACGGGCAATACGACGCTTCAGGGTAATCTCATCGTTCAGGGGGCGTCTTCCCAATTTTATGGGAACATCTTAGCCGGCTCCTCAACGGCCGGAATAGGAAATGTAACGGTTCCATTTTCAAATATATTTGCTACAAATGCAAACATCACTTCTGTGAACATAACGTCTCTGGTCGGCACCACCGCGCAAGCAGGGAACGTGACCGCCTCCAACGCACTCACGACTACTAACGTCGTTTCCACAAACTCTAACGTTTCGGGTGTCCAAAACGTGTTTTCACTTGTGGTGACATCAAATGTGGGAATCGGTATGAATCCATCCGCCAACGCCCTAAGCGTCAACGGAAACGCGTATGTATCAAATACCGTGACGGCTCAGAATGTGTTCACAGTAACGGCTAATATTGTGCAAACATGTAACACATATGTTTTAAATGCCAGTAACATTGGAATAGGTACGAACCCTTTCGGAAACGCTCTCAGCGTTCAAGGAAATGTGTACGTGTCTAATTCTATAGTAACCCCTAATATAACTTCACTCAATTATATAAACGCCACCACGACCAATACAACTACCCTCATAATCACATCAGCATTCAATATTGGTGGCGCAAGCGGAGCCAACTTGACTGTCACGGGGAACATATGGGTCTCCAACGCGCTGACAGCTACCAACGTTTTCACGACGAATATTAATGCGACAAGTATTAATACAACAAGCGCCAACATAACTACACTCAATACTGTCAGTTTGAATTTTGGCACACTGAACGTCACTACACTCAATACAACTTCAATTTATGGTCAATCGGGCTCCGTTGGTATCAACACGTCTACGAATCTCGGTGCTACCCTCCAGGTTCAAGGCAACGTATATGCCTCAAACGCACTCACAAGTACAAACTTGATAGTATCTGGAACGATTTACTACAATGAAGATCTTTTCAAGAGAGGTCCTTACCTCACGCCAAACGTTGCAAACGCCGTCACAATTCAGGCCTGGATTTCAGCCACGTGTAACGCGGCCTCGCAGCCGAGCAAGTCGTGGTGGGCCACGTCTTCAAATCCCGTCTACGGAAACATAGTGGCGGGACCAAGCGGTTCGTCGGCGTTCGCTGGGTCTGTTTTATTGCCCGACGGTCGCGTTCTCTTCGTTCCGCAGAACGCCTCAAATGTGGGATTCTTCACACCCGCAACTGGAGCGTATTCAAATGTGGTGGTACCAGGAATATCTGCGGCGACCAACAAGTTCAGAGGTGGTGTGCTCGTGCCGAACGGTAACGTCGTTTTCATACCCTGGAATAACTCTAACGTAGGACTTTATAATCCAGTGGCTAACGTCTATTCTAATATACAGGTTGGCGCGGCCGCAGCGGGTAGCGGCTTCCGATTCCAGGGGGGCGTGCTAAGCCCAACTGGAAACGTCGTCATGGTTCCTAGAGATTCTGCAAATATAGGAATTTTCAACCCCACGACGCTCGCCATGACGAACGTCGGGCCGATAGCCGGACAGGGCCTCTCTCTTTTCGGGTCGGGTGTTCTGTTGCCCAGCGGAAACGTGGTCATGAGTCCGATGGGTGCATCAGGTAATATAGGAATGTACAATACGGCTCTTCTGACTACGGCAGCATTTACAAACGTCGGCCCTATCACATCAACACTCACGTGGGAATCATCGGTGTTGTCTCCTAATGGAAACGTCATATTCCCACCTTCTACGTCAACAAACGTAGTGGTTTATAACCCAACGTTCGTATCAAGTCCTATAGCAGCAGGGGGGTATTCAAATATTCAACTGGGTGCAATTGGCGGTACAAACTATTTCCAGGGCGGGACTCTTTTGCCATCAGGAAACGTGATATTCGCCCCCGCAGACGCATCAAACGTGGGTATGTTTGATCCAGGGACCCTCACATATTCAAACTGTGCCTTGGTGTCTACAGCTACGGGCAAGTTTTTTGGATGCACGCTGGTTCCAGATGGGCGAGTCGTGTTTTGTCCTGCGAGCTCGGCGAACGTAGGCGTGCTCAACACCATGGTACCGGCTGGTAAAGAGTTTTGCATGAGCCCTTTTTTTAATAAGTTGTAAAAATAGAATGAATTACACGGGTGAGGACGCCTCGGAGCGTCTTCTGTTCGCAGACGCCGCGAACCGTGATGTTGCCTTGTACCCTCAAGGAAACAGTTATGTACTTCATCTGACAAGACCCATCAGAAATATAGAACGGGTGGATCTTGTCAGTGCTCGCGTACCCAACACGATATACAACTTGACAAATGGTTCAAACGTTTTTTCAGTGAATTCCAGCAACGTCTCTTTAAACCCAGGGTTCTATTCAGCGTATAACCTTGCACAGGCCGTCACCGCCAACGCCTTTGTAACCCTTGATTACCTTCCACAGGAGGGTCATTTCATTTTTTCATCCACAACCCCATCGTTTATAATCAATATTCAGTCTGATGAGTTTGGAACTATGGTGGGGTTACCGGTGGGTGCGTACACGGCCACTGCAGCCACTGCCCTTGATCCCGCATATGCGGGCAAATTTATACTTAAATCATCAACCCTTGTTGATTTTTCACTCAATGAATATGTATTTTTAGACATTGATGAACTCAGAACGCCATTTAACGTTGATACTGGATCTCTTCAGGGGACTACAGGTACAATTTCAGGATCAAATGCGAACAGGGCATTCGCTCCCGTCATCATGGATGTGGGCTCGGCGTGTATTAAGAATTTTCATGAAAATAAGGATTATAGAGTTTCGGTAGATTATCCGGAGCCCATCAACAGTTTGCAGCGCCTGACGGTGAGGTGGATTGACAAGTCCGGAAACCTTCTTGACTTTAGAGGCTGGAACACCAACGCATTCGTACTGCGTCTTCATGTGACACCCGACCCAGAGCCCACCCTGCCACCCCCTATACCCCTTGAAGAAATACAAATAAAGCGAATCGTGGAGGCTATGAAAGTAGCACCGCCTCCACCACCCGAACCCAAAAAACGGATCCCGTGGGTCTTGATAATTTTAGGTTTAATTGCAGCTATTGTCGTGTGGAAAAGTTGGCCAAAAGCCCCCGTCCCGCAGATTGTTTAGCGGGTCACCGCGAACATGGGCTGGCTGGGCTCCTTGATCTCCACGTTGGTGATGAACGTCTTGAGGATCATGTACACGAGGACGGCGAGCAGGGTGGTCACCAGTGCCGCGATGACGGCGCCCTGGGTGCTGCCGTTGGACTTGGCGACGCGGTCCACAACCTTCTTCACAACCTCGTACCATGCAAGCGCGGCGGCGAAGGAGAACCCACCGATGACGGTGTTCAAAGCCTGGGACTCGACGGAGGTTGCGATACTCATCACAGTAGACGCCATGTTTTACTATATAATATTAAAAAAATTTTCACTCGGGTCCCATGGTCTGACGTGCGACCTGTCGTCCTGCCCCGGCTCCAACTCGGAGCCCTTTTCTGTACCATCAAAAGCTTCTGGTGTGTCGGCGTCACTTTCTTCAAACGCCTCCAGGTCAACAAAGCTTGAGTACCGTGTTTCTTCTTCTGAATCTTCATCAAAAATTGTATAATTGATGAAACTCATCCTCTACCAAAAACTGAATTTTTGTCCACCGCGTTTTTCAACGCGTTTTCTGCAAAGTTGGACGGCTCCCACGCCTCCCATGTGTCGGCGCACTCATTCATCTTGAGGGAGAGGTCGTCGTCGCCTGAGTAACGGGTCCACTCTGGATCGTCCTCGTCATCTGACACCAAATCAGGAACCGAGTCGGAGTCGGTGTCCTCTTCCTCGTAAACTTCAGGGTACAGGGTGCCAACGTGCTTCCCAAGCACGTTCCTGGCGGCGAACATGAGCCCGTAACTCATGTCCTCTGCGAGAACAACATCACGGCCACACGCCTTGGCGTAGTGACCTGCGAGCACCGTAGCCGACTCTAGTACCGGGAGCAAAAGATCGGTCGCCGTCTGTTCAAAAGCTTCGGTATTCATTACGTTACTTGGCCTCGTATGTTTTAACTAAAAGAAGTTGGAAAAAATCACCTTGGCCGAATTGTTGGATATTTCTAGGAAATTATAGGACGCTGCGTAGACCCTAATATTTACGTTGGTAGGTGTAGGGTTGAGGTACAGATACAAATTTTGATTCTGAATTCGTGACAGGTTCACGGAACCTGTTGGAGAATCGTCCTGTGGATCCAAGCTGAATGAGTACATGTAGAATATGCGGTCCGGTACCCTCGTGTGAAACTCTAGGGGCTGGATGATCCGCAGGAATTGGGGCGACCCGACGTCCTTTGAGATGCGCTCTGTAGTGTTAAAGTCAAACTGAAGCTGGGCGAGGATATCACCCGTTCCTATGGTCCCCGAAGCGGAGGCAGCGGTCGCCACGTTACTGTAATCGTACCCACGTGCAGAATCTTGTTGCAAAACAAAGTAGAGTTCTTTTACTGGATTGTAAAAATTGAGATCGCAGTGGACGAAGCTGGTCCCATATGGTGCGAAAAATTGATTGAGCTGAATTTGTTCAAAAATTTGTATATGGGATTTACGAATAAAATCAATTTCATTTTGAGCCAAGTAAGTGTATTCTATATTCAATTGAGCGGTGAAGGGGGTGGTGATGAGTGTAGGAGGGGATGTAAAGTATGTTGATGGGTTCCATACGATTCTGATTGTCACATCCTCCTTGAAGGCGCACAGTGGAAGACCCTTTTTGAATACGGAAAAGGGGAGTGGAACAGTATATGCGAGCTGAGGCGCTGAAATGTATTGGAGATTCTTACCGTCTAGAAAGGACAGACCGGGCTGTTTTCCCTTTGGAATTGTTAAATCAAACATCATCTCAATGTACTCGCCGTAAAGGCGTTCTATGAGCTCAGACCCTATGTATAGTTCAATGTACTGAAACATGAGGGTACCTACAGAGTCAAGGACGTTCACACCTGGTGGGGGGCTAGGGAATGCGGTAAAGAGCGTCATGTTTGTGATGAGGTCGCCGTTGCGCGGAAGGATCCTGTGATTTTGGGACCCGAACGACACCCCCTGCTCGTCAAA